ATTTTTTTTATAACTTACTGAAAATCAATAAGTTTGGTTAATATAAAAAAAGGGTAGGCGGTTTTGCCCACCCTCTTTATGTTAGTTAATTTATTAAGAATAAAGTACGATATCGTTTCCTATTCCGATTTGTACCCCAGCAGTGTAACGCATTACTACACGAACATTCTGAGAACCATCAAGGTCAGCCATATCGATTACTTTAACTTCGTTTCTGTCATCTAAAAGACCAGTTCCAAAGAACAAGTTAGACTTAGGTGTCAATAAAGCTTTGTTGCTTCCGAAACCTTTAGCTACAAACATATTGATACCTTCAAAAGATAAAGCACCACCATTGTACCATTGTGTTCCTTTGCTGTCAGTACCAGCAGCACCAATACCAGAAGCAAAGCCACCTAAAGCACGAATGTAAGCTTGTGCTACATTTTGTGAAACATACATTGTTACATCTTCTTTCCCTAAGATAGCTGGGCAGTTAGCAACTGCACTATCTACAACAGAACCTAATTCAGCGATAACATTTGCAGAAGTAATAGCATTTGCAGTAATGTCGTTTACACCGCTATCAGCTAAACATACTGCGAGGTAACCATCAAAAGAACCCTCTCCAGAAGTACCACTCCAGATAGAGCTTTCAGTTGCGTTTGCAACTTCAGCAGCTACTCTTGAAATAATGTAGTCAGAGAATAAAGGTGGCAACTCGTCAAAAGCAGAAAAGCCCATTTGAGCAGCTTCCCAATCTGCGTGTAATTCTTTTTTACAGATTTGTAGGTTTACTTGTAGTTCAGTTGGTGTTAATACTTTCTCAGTCAATGTCATACCAGAAGTGGTAGCATCAAAATCACAATCAGCAGAACGTACCAAGTTAGAAAAAGCACCTACTTTCATAGCAGCCTTGTACTTGATGTTTGGCAAGATTGTTACAGCACCAGCGTCAAGCGTTGATGCAGATAATAGGGCAGCACCTAAGTACTTCCCAGCAAATTCTCCAGCATAACTGGAGCTTGTAATTGTTGGATTAGCCATTTAATTTAATTTTAGTTGTTAATTATTTTGTTCATTACTCTATCAAGTGTGCTTAATCTTCTTTTGTCAGCAAACTTAAAATTTTGTTTTGTTTGTACCTCTGGGTTAGCCTTGATTGGCTCTGCAGCTGGTTGGTTTAGTTCCTCTTGTACTTCTTCTGGTACTTCGCTTAACTCTGTTTTTTCGTGTTTAGCAAGTTCCTCAGTCATAAGGTTACCAAGTTCATCAGCACTCATTTCTTCCTTTGGCTCAAGCATAGCTTTGATTTCTTCAATCATTTCTTTAACCTCAGCAAGTTCTCTTTTAGTAGCGTACATTTCTTCTTTTTCTTCTTCAAGTTCTTCTTGCGCTTCTACTTCTTCTTCTTCTTTTTCTTCAGCTTTGATCTCGCCAATAATACCTTCTTCAGCTACTACTAAAATACGTCCATCTTCCATTTGGTACTCCCCAACTGGTACAGCTACTTTTTCGTCATCAGTAACGATAAAGATTTCTTTACCATCTTCAAACGCTTCTGCCTCAACGACAGTTCCGTTTTCTAACTTTTGTTGTGCCAACTTAACTTCTTCAGATAAGCCTACAACTTCTTTGATTTTTGATATCATATCATTTGTATTCATATTAATATATAAGTGTTAAAAATTAATTTTGCATTTTCAGACATTACCTACACCTTGCGCCCTTAAACTTCCATCGCAGCATTTGGTTTTGTAAGTGTTATCTTCACATAAACATCCTCTACGACCACCTTTAGGACTTGTTTTACTTGGTGTTATAAATCTTTTAAATAGTTTTCTCATTTGCTATTTTGAATTTATAAAAAATCTTTTTCAAAACTAATAGCTTGTCTTTTGCTTTCTGATACTTTGTTTTTAACAGTTCTAAGAAACGGCGGTTCAAAATCTACACCTAAATCATTTAATCTCTTTTCGTAGTCTTCAATAACATTCTCCATTATTTTAGCCTCAGACAATACTTTATTTATAGCTTTTTGCAAACCGCCTCTAGCGTTAAGAATTGTCCTTGTAAAATCACCTAAGTTCTCTGCTAATTTGTTAAATTCTTTTGCTTTGTTCTTAATATCATCATCTAAGCCTAACTCTACTTTTTGAGGTTGCTTTGCTAAATACTCGTTTATTCTTTTAAGTGCTTTTTCTTTACTCATTTTATTTGATTTTTATTTTTTATCGCTTTTTGGGTGTCCTTTAGGGAGTAAATCATTGTCCCCTGTATATTTTGGGTTTTGTGGTCTGCCATTCTTAACTAAGTATAAAAACGCATTGACCCTTGCAAAAGACCACTGTGAGGCAGATTTAACTCTAGGGCTTCTACTTGTATTGAAAGCCCCTAGACCTCTTTGAAATACAGCCTTGAGAGTGCCTACGTTTACGCCGTACCCTAGCTTTTTTTTGTATCTCTCGTTAAAGTCATCAGACTTCTTTTTTAAGGTGGCCTCGTCTGCCTTTGATACTTTAGCCCCTCTGCTTGTAGAAGCGTCCCCTTTGGCTGTTCCTTTGCCTTTAGGGTTTGGGTTCTTAGTGTCGCTCTTTGGGGCTTTCTTGCTTGGTCTTATACCACCCCTTTCTCCGACTTCTGCCATCTTTATGCATTTGCCGTCTTTTTTCTTATACCCCTTTGGGCATTTGTCGTACATATTAACGCTATGTTTTTCACAAGGCATATACCAAGTTTTACCCTCAAATTCGTGAGTGTGTATTCCATCGCACCCAATGTTTGATGCCATCTCTTTAGCTTTTTCTTCTGTTGAGTAGCCTAAGCGATCGTCTATAATAGCAAAGTCTTCGTTTACAACCATAGAAGCAAGGCTGAGTTCCCCAAACTCTTTTAGTTTCTTAGCAGCATATCGCTTACCAGCTAAACCACCCCACAATAAATAAGAGATAGTGCCACACGCTTCTTTGTCGTTTTCGTCATAGTACTCCTCCGCTCTTGACAAGTAGGAATACATACGCTTAATTGTTTCTTCACTTATCGCCTTACCTTGTGATAATTGTTGCGCTCTTATCTTACCGACTTCAGTAGCGCATTTGTTGTTTACCTTTTTGTTAAGGTCTATGCCTCGTTTAGCATTGTTCTTTACTGCATCTGGGTAATCTGAGTAGCTTTCTAAGGTTGTTTTTTTACCACTACTATATCTTTTGTCATTTTTGATTATTGCCTTAACTTGACTTAGTAAATACTCTGCTTCGGCTTCTTCTATTTTAGCAAGTTCGTCTTTTATACTTTCTTTTGGTCTTTCCATTTTGTCAGCAAAGTAACCCTCTATGCTAAAGCCTTTGACCTTGCCGGTTTTTACAAACTCATTCCAGATTTGATCGTTGTTTACTTTTACAGCACCTACCCAAGTACCTAAAGGCAAGTCCATACCATACTTTACAGATTTGTCGTGTACCTTATCTTCTACAAGCCAACTCTCTACTAAACTAAGTCCGTTTAATTCGTATTGGTGTTCTAAGGTTGAGTTGTTTTGTTTGCCTTGCATTAAGTACATTTGCGAGGCTTTTAAGACAGTATCTTTTGAGAAATATATGTAGTACTCATCTTCGCCATTGCGTCTGTATATAGGCTTGTTTGGTATAAGTAGCGCACCCATAAGTATTCGCTTTTCTTTGTCTACCTCTGCAAGTTTAAACTCTTGTGATTTAAGGGCAATAAAATCTTCTTCTATTGCTGGGTTTTCTACTACGCTAATAGCTTCAATCCCAATTTCTTGATCTTCGTCTAAAATAAGTTCTACAATTCGCATATTAATATATAATAGATTTAAATTTATTTTGTATTTATAATGTTGCGCCCTCGACTATGTTATTTTCAAGGCTTTGTGCGGTTGTTACGTCATTGGCTACCACAAACGCTTGTACTGGTTGTTGTGTCTGTCCGCCTATCGCATCAGCTAATTGGTTTGTATCACTTGCGCCTACTATGTTAAAAGATGGGGCTTGTACTTGCGCACCACCGCCACCGCCTCCACCACCACCAGAAACACCGCCCACATTTGTTTTAGGTACTTTAGTGCTTAATATAGTTTTGACGTTAGTTAGACCAGTAGCAATTATAGCAATAGCTTGAGCAATACCAGCAAACCCACCTTGTGCTATGGCTTTGTTTGCACCTACATAAGTGTCAATAGTAGCAGAGGCAACCCCTAAAGCCTTACCAGCAGCAGTACCCTCTCCAGCAATACCAGCCAAAGTACCAATAGCACCGCCAACAGCTTCAGCATTTGATAACTGCGCAGCTTTTGTATCATCATCAATCTTCTTTTTTGCATCATCATTAGCTTTTTTGTTTGCTACATCTTCTGCTCTAAAACCCTCATTTAATTCTTTTAATTTAGTTTGAAAGTCATTTTGAGCAATAAGTAATAGTTCGTTCTTTTGTTCTTCGTCAGTTACTTGCCTTTCTATTAATTCTTTTTGCTCTTGAAATTGTTGTTTAAGTTCCTCTCTTTGTATATCTCTTTCGCTCTTGCCAATTAAAGCAAGTTCGTTTTGTAATTCTTTTTGTTCTCTAAGTAAAGAGTTAGTGTTTGTTTGTTGCTCACTTCTAAAACCAGTTATTTGTGCTTCAATAGCTGCTTGTTCATTTAAGGCTTCTTGGTATGCTATTTGCAAGTCTACATTGTCTTTGTTTTTTGCTAATTCAGCGGCAGCTTGATTAACTCTTGCTTGAGCATTTTTCTGCATTGCTTTTTCTTGCTCGTCTAAAACCTTGCCTAATTCCTCATTAGCTTTTATACGTTCTTCTATGTTTTTACTTTCGTCATCTCTTGTTTGTCTTAGTTGCTCTGCTTGTCTATCAAATTTTTCAATAAGACCTTGATTTGCAGTTTCAGCAAGTCTTGCAGTTTTTTCTAATCTAACATTAGCATCAGCAGCATTAAAAGTTTCTGTTGCATAATTCTTTACAGCCTTAGCGGTTTTATTTACGAACTCTGTTGTTTTGTCTACTGTGTTGTTTACACCAGTAAGAACGTCTATACTTTCTTTACCAGCACTTTTAACATCTTCTAAAGCACCTTTAAAATCTCCACTAAATACTTTTTTTACAGCACTTGCTAAAAACCCAAGCGTATCTAAATAACTTTCAAACCGCTCTTGTATGTTTCTTTTAAAAGCATCTGCAAAATCAATAAGTGATTGTTTTGGGTTTTCGAATATAGCCTTAAAAAAGTCTACTACTCCAGATGTGTTATTAACAATAAAACCTACAAAGTCATTGAAAGCAATACTAACTGCTTCAAAGGCAGTATTGAAAAGGTCAGCAACTTTTTGATTTTGCATAAATATCTCAGAGAGTTTTGCTAAAGCACCTATAACTAAACCAATACCAGCAGCTTTAATAGCCACCCCAAGACTTTTAAAAGCCTTTGATATTCTCCCAACGCCTTTACTTGAAGCTACGGCTTTTTTATCAAGACCAGTTAAACCACTATCAATCTTATTAATACCAGCTAATGCTTCTTTACTTTCTACGTCTATATTAATTGTTTTTTCTATCGCCATTGTATCTCTTGTTTAAGTGCTTTATAACCCTCTTTTAGTGTTGTAGGTAGTTTGTGTTTACCTTGTGCTATACGGATTGTTTCTGTTTCTCCGTTTGCGTGTTTTAAAAGTTCAAGTATTTGTTTTATCATTAATCTGTTGTTGCAAAAACTATTTTATCTTCAGAAAATACCACATTACTATCAATGGTGTATCTTGTTCTTATAGCTAATTTATATGTTATTTTACTTGTTAAACCAGTTAGTGTTCTTCCGCTTATATCATTGCCTAAAGTTTCTACAAATGTGTCATCTTTATAAACGTCATATCCAGTAATGTTATCTGTGTTTAAAGCACCAGCCGCAGTCCAACCTAAAGTAACACTTGAACTTGATGTAGCTGTAACATTTAAAGCAGCTAATCTTGGCAAAATAGAAACTTGTGCATTTGCTAAACCAGTAACGCTTTCTGTCAAAGTATATAATTCTAAAGAACTTTTATTGGTTAGTAGGTTTGTTTTTATAGAGTTAATTCTATATGTTTTGTTTGATATTACAAACTTATCATTCAGTCCATAATTGAGTATAATATGTAAAGGTAAATAAGCATCAGTTTTTAATATTCTTGATTGCCTATTAAATACGTTTGATATGTAATCTAAATAATATTTTTCTAAAAGGTTAGTTCCTTTTGGCTCTCTAAAAAATTCATCGGCTTCAACACCATAATTTAAAGCTGCTGAACCATCTAAAACAGCACCACTTGAAACAAGAACTTGACTTGGTCTATTATAAGTTCCAATATCGTCATTACTTCCGTCTGGGTTTTCTAAAACAAAAGTAGGGCTTTCTGTTTGGCTTACAATATACATAAGCAATGGCTTACCTATTGTTGGGTTAAAATCTTTATCCAACATTGCGCCTTGACATATATTTGTTAGCGCACCATCAGTTTCGTCAGTCAATCGTTCGTACATCATCTTCTCAAAATCTGGTTCTACCTTATAATCTCCACCATCATAAGTAATATCGCCAAAAGTTTCTCCAGCAAAGTTGTTACCTTGTATCTCGTCTGATTGTTCTACTAAAAAACTTTTTTTACTTTTAAAATTAAAATTAATATTTCTGTATTGTAAAAGTTTACTGACTGTGGTTTTAGATACATCTACATATTTCGTTATGTCATAAGATACACCTTGATTGTAAAAGTCCTCTAAGGGTATTATATTTATTTTATTATCCTTTTTAAAGGCTACTAAATTGAACAGTTTAAAAAGGTTTGTCAAAAAGTCTATAATTTTCATTTTTGGCAGCTGCCTATTTATGTAAAATTTGCTTGTTATGTCAGTAGAATCAAAGGTATATGTACTTGAAGAACCAAGCGTTACTTGACCATTAAATTGTATTGTTCTTTTTTGAAAAGTAAAATTTAAAGTTGTAAAAGACAACGTACTATCACAAGTTAAAACTATATCTATTGCTGAATTTAAAAACCAACCCCCACTTACTGGTGGGTTGTTTAGTGTTACGACTGGAGTTGAGTTACCAGTAAATACATCACTAAATACTTGAGTACCAATATAGCCGTCTAAAATAGTTAAAGTGTACTCCTCGCTACTTGTGGTCCGTATATCAAAGGTTAAAACAGCTTGTTCGTTTGAACCAAACTGTATATCTGAATAATTTACGACAGTAAAAGGTCTTTGTTCATTACCAGAGGACAAAGTAAAATCCTCGTCATCTTGTTGAGAAAACCTACCTTGTAGGGTTTGAGTTGAGCCACTTGGATCTGCGTTACTTGAAAATCCTTTCTCTCTATGTAACCACAAATAAATACTATTAAAATCTTCTGTATTTAAAAAATCCCCAGTAAATTCTAACTCAGAATATTTAGCTGAAATTGCATCTATAATTTTTCTTACTTTTAAAGCTGGTTTTATATCTCTGAAGTTTAAATTTTGTCCAGCAGTTGGAGAAACAGAAACATAAGCATTATTGTTGTATCGCATTAACTTAGTGTGCGTAATTAATGGAAAACAGACATCTGAAACATTTTGGAATTTATTTGATACTGTAGAAAAATCATAAGTAAAATTTAAACTATCTGCAAATATTAAAGAACTTAAATCTGCTTCTCCTAAAACATCTTTTAACTCTACTGTATCGCCAAAGAAAACTAATTTATAAGCGTGTGGCTTGTTGTTTTTAAGGCTTACGCTTTGCAGTCTTGCTTTGCCTTTTTTGTAATCTGAACCATTTAGCTTTATAAGAGCATCTACTTTTACCCTCGCATCAAAACTATTTAATATGTCAAAGTCCTCGTAATGCTTAAACAACTTAGAGTTGTGCTTTGAAGCTGGTACATTAAACTGCTGAGAAAATGGTGTAAACACCTTTGCAATATCTTTTACATTTTTTATAGTATCTGTTATAGTTACGCTTTCATCTTCAAAAAGGTCTAATCGTACAAAGTCGCTTTTGACTATATACTTTTCTCCACTTGTAAATATGTTATCAGATAAAGCTAAAGTGGTTGCGTTTGTAACTGCTGTAACTTTAGCAGAAGTGCCATCTGTTTGGTTGAACACAATATACCCCACTTCAACACCTATGGTAAAATTCGTGTTTAAGTCCACAAGGTTATCTGTAGATGTGCTTGTAGCTGTGCCTTTATACCCAGTTCCGTTTCTTAAATATAACTCAAGTATCTGCATTTAGCGTATGTTGTTTATGGTGTCAAAAGCAAACTCTATCTCTATTGTGTAGTTTATGATCTTGTCGTTTAGTTGTGTCTTGTAAGCAAATGAACTACTTGTAACTTGTATTGGTAAGGTCTTAGAGTTTATTTCAATCCAACAATCTTCACTTAGTTGCATCTCTTTAAACACCTCGTTGTAAGCTTCTGGGTAGTAGCCAGTATTAAGGGTTAGTTTCTCTTTACCATTTTTGGTTAGTGTCTTATCTTGGTGGTTGCTTATGCTGTAACTTGCGCCGCTAATTATATTCTTTTTAAACTTCTCTGTTTTGGTTGTTAGCGTTTCATTTGTGCGCTTGAAAAACCAGATATCTTGCAACACCCCAAACTTATTTATAAACGTAATCTTGTAAGGCGTAAACTTACACTCGCTTTCACTTGTTACTGTTAGCTTTGTAACGCCAGTAGAACTATCTACTAATATTGTGTCAAAGTCAAATAGCGTGTATTCGCCCTCAAAGGCTGTAAGGCAATCGCTACCCTCAAAAGTACCGCCATCTTGTATAACTCTATCCTCAAACTCGTCTGAGCCATTTACACCACTTGTAACGTATTCTATTTGTGCGTTACTATTAGTGCTTGTGCTTATTGCTTTAGTATATACTTGTGTTCCGTTGTTTAAGTATGTTACTTGTGTTGCTAAAGATGTATCTACCGATATAACCGCTGGTGCATCATCAAGCTTAACTATCTTAGTGTTTGATTGTAAAACCGCTTGGCTGTTTGTAGGGTTTGCACCATCTTCAAACAAACCATAACCGAAAAAACCTTTTAGTCCTATATAACTACTTGTGGTCTGTGCTACACCTTGTACAAATTGCGTTGTTCTATAATCTACCCAGAAAATTTCTGTTGCATAATCGCCGTCAAATACATTAGTAAAGTAATCTCTTACAAGTTCTGCTATTTCAAAAGTACAGACATTATCAACTGCAAACGAATTTAAAAGATAAGTTCTTGTCGATGGTCTACTATTAGCTGTTGCACCTACTCCTTGAGTACCTTGATAGATATACAACTCAAGCTGTGTGCTTGTTAGGTTTGTTACTGTGCCAGTAGTTATGTAGTACGGACTTCTTACGTTTATCTTGCTCATTTGTTT